TTGTCGTAGCGTCTAGTCTTCTCATCACCGAAACTACCCAACGCATACTTCCATATCCTCCATAGTTTAGTCATCCAATAGTTTTTTGATTTGGAAGAGGTTTGATTTTTGATACTTCTTTATCTTCTTATACTTCTTCATTACATCTGCAAGCACATCTTTATTGACACGTACCTCAGGTTTCTTTTCTTCATCCATAATTTGAATCAGGCTCCAATGCTATAAAGTATGTTAGTTTATAATCTGGATTATAGAACTTTGCTAAATTCTTACTACTAATGGCAACCTGATAACTACCAGAAACTAATTTTATATTTTCCATCTTGAAGTTGAATGAGAAATTTTTATCCGTCTGACTAACGACTATAGCAAACTCATTTGAAGTATCGTTCTTACGATCATTGACAACTAATTTAGTAACACCCTCAGAACCAACAACTGATAAATCAGGTAAACTAAGAATAGAAGAAGACTTCATAATCTTTGTCAATTGATCTTCATTCAAATTGAATGTAACCTCTTCACTAGGAAGAGTCATTTCTTTCTCTGGTGGTGCAATGATTACACTAGGATCAGAAAAGAAATACTTAGATCTCTGATGTGTGCCTGACTTTATATGTGCAAAATTAGGATTAGTTGATACATCTATATCAGCATCTTTATAGAGTGATAGTGTATTCAAAAATTGAGGTAGATCATATATCGCAAAGTCTTTAGGTATGAACTCTTCTACCTCTGCCTCTGCTAATACATTTTTCATAACAGAGATTGTACGTAACTTTCTACCTTCCCTGAAGGACAAGGACTGATTGATAGTAGTAAAGTTCTGAAGGATTTTGAGAGTCTTATCAGATAGTTTCATAGCAGGTCGCAGTTTCATTGTAAAGGTTATTTGTCATAATCAACCGAGAATGCTGTAGGATTCCCTGTATTGATCTTAGTTGCTTTCGCACGTTTATCACTGAAGTGTAACAGTAGTATAGCATAATGTATGATTTTTACAATATCATTTCTTGCCGTTCCTTTTCGATCATACCTTGATGCATACTTTAGTATATTACTTCTGCAAAATGCTTCAGCATCACCAACAGAATCTATCAGGTCTAGAGTTTGAACTCCGCCTGTACTGTAATGCCCTTGGTATGTTCTACTGATATAGTCTGAGATCTCTTGCAAGATCTCACTTTCACTGTACTTCATACATATAGGTTTATGGATTTATATTATAGCATACCTACTGAGTGTCCTGCAACCCCGACACCGCAGAAAAAAGCAAACTCCAACAACCCATGAGTTGCTGGAGGAATTGTTATTATTAGACTACTGATAAAGATACTGCCCAACATTGGTGTAAGTGAAGAGTGCTAATGTTGCTGTAAATAAAATGAATGGCATGTTATGCTCCTGTGGGTAATGTTGCTGGTATCATCTTGCCACCATCTTGATCATCATCATCATCATTACTGAAGGCTCGAAGAATAAGTTCCACCAACACCAAAGCAGCCATAGGATAAAAGATCCACATGACTGCTATGAATGGTGATACTGAATCAGAGTCGGCTATGAAGTCGCTCATTTGTATTTTGATACGAGTAGGTATTTATACTAACAAAGAAGAAATTGCAGCAGAGATAACCAACCATGGTAAATTTATTACCACAAATAGTTTTACTAGATGCTTTTTCTTTAGTGCAAGCATTATACTAAACCAGGTATGAGTTGACCTGAGAAACTGTAGCTAGCAAAGGCTGCGACACAGCCAACGATAGCAGCAATACCATTCCACTTTTCAGCGATGGAGAAATCGACTTTATCTGTAGTTTTTTCATTTTTCATTAGTAGATACCTGGAATAAGATTGCCTGTTACTGCATAAGATAGTCCGAAGAACCATATGCCTAACATTGCTGCACGACCTTGTGCCTTTAGGAAAATATTTTTATTGTTCATTAGAATATACCTGGTATGATTTGACCTGTGGTTGCATAAGCACCTAGTGCTGCGACAACGCCTAGCATTGCCATCCAACCGTTAAATTTTTCTGCTTCTGGTGTCATTGTTCTTAGATTTGTAATAGGGATAGAGCGTAAAGAGACCTGTGCTTCTAAAAGATGCCAGGAATAACTGCACCAAAGAAGGTGTAGTTGAGGACTGCTGCAGCAAATCCAATCATCGCTAGGCGACCATTGAGTTGCTCTGCATTCTTCCAGTACCCTTGATAGTTTTCAACTAAACGAGGAGCAGGTTCAGAAGCAAAAATGTTTTGCTTACCATACTCAGTAGTTGTATACTTCTTGGCAACTGATGAAGTCATAAAAGTTTTGTAAATTTATGTAACAATATTATATAGCAAATCTAAAGACTATGTAAAGGCAAAAATACCTAGGTTACCGAACAAAATAAAGGAATACTAATAGACCCTATTAGTATTCATTATCTTCCTGTATAAATTCTGCGTTATTTCTACACCATGCGTCAGCATCTATTTCCATCTGCCAATGAGTAAGGGTGTGAAGAGTCTGTATTAGAACAGCACAAAACAATAGTAAAACTGGACCACACCAAAGTGGATGCATTATTATATCTTCTGGTTTTTTCATAGCAAAAAAAAGACCCCCTACTATGTAGAGGGTCGATCCATCTCGAACTCAGAGATATTTAGAAGAGGAACTTAACTCCTGCTTTACCGCCCCAGTTGACTACATCGTCATTACCAGCTTCACCAGTTGCACCAGAGATCTCACCGTAAAGTGCTACGTCTGTTGCAAGTGCATAGGTTCCACCAACCTTACCAGAAAGTTCTGTTTCTGTGTCGTCAGTTGCTTCGCTATGGTTGATTGAAGGACCACCTTGTACGTAGTATGCAAGTTTCTCACCAGATGTACCTTCGTATCCGAAGTGGATATCTGTAGTAGCACCTGAATAGTCTCCATCAGGATATGTAAGGTTGCTTTCGATATTAACATATGGACCAGCAAAGGCTGCACCAGCTAATAGGAATGGAGATGCTGCAATAGCAGCGATTGTTGATTTGATTGACATGTTTTTTATTATATCTCGCATGGGTACTAAAAAACCCTTGCGGATGATAGAACTCCCGACATGGAGTTCTTTACATTACGCAGGGGTACGATCTTTCGATTCCTTTGTATTAGTATTTATTATATCTTAGACTTGTGTGTTTGTCAAGTTCTTCTTCAAACGTGAGAATCCTTTGACCTTTTCAAACTCTAAACAGTTGTTGAACTTATCATACAACTCGTTCTTATGACTGATAATAAAGACGTTAGCATCCTTTATAACAAACCGTACTATCTTTAGAAACTCATCTGTGCCAAACCCATCTAGTGAGGAATCAAACACCTCATCCATGATGAGTAGGTTAGTGGCAACACTATTCTTGAGTCTAGCAATTTCTCTCCAAGTGAATAGTAATGATAAATCTATTCTCATCTTCTCTCCTTCTGAGAAGGATGCATAAGAGAACTTCTCATGAACTGGAGTTTGAATATTTTCATTGAACTCCTCATCTAATGTAAAGTTGATAAAGAAATCCATACGTTGCAGGTAATCATTTACCTGTTGGTTTATAAGAGGTAAGTACTTCCTTATAATACCACTCTTGACACCATCATCTTTTAGTAAGGTATTAGCTTGTTGAAAGTACTCGTACTCTTCTTTTAGATTGGTGAGATCCTTTAGGATCTCTTTGAGTTTGTCTTTGTATTCAGTTAGTTTTACATTTTCAGCAGTTCGGTTCTCATACTTATCGGTAATGTCCTGAATTTCTGATTCCAAATCCTTTCGGAGTTTATTTGAGTTAGAGATACGAACATTAAGTTGAGAAGTCTCATTCTGTATGGTAGTAATCTCCTTTTGAAGTTTGAAAAACGTAAGTTCTCTTTCCTCTTCCTTGACAATTGCCTGTTCTAATTCAGACAGATTAGTTTCGTACTTGGAAATAACTTCTTGGAGGTGGTCAATTTTATTTACACGAAATGCCTCTTCTATATTTTGAGTACAGGTAGGACAAACCGTATTCTTATCAAAGAAATTTGACTCTGTGACTGAAGTTTGATACTTAGTCTGGAGTTTAGTTCTAAATGTGTTAAGTTGTTTTATGGTAGCGGTTGATGCAGTATATGTTTCTATCTCATTTGATTTGTTATTAGTCTGTAACAATAACTTCTCTATTTTTTTCTGATACTCTTCAGATTCTTGATCGCATACAACTATTTTCTCTTGCTTATCTCTAATATCATCTTCGCCATCTTGTTCTATAGAACGAATAAATTGTTTTTGCATCATTATCTTATCTGCTACAGATTCCTTCTTGAGCTCAAGAACTTTTAGAGAGTCTTTAGATACCTTTATTTTTTCTTTTAGGATGTCAGACATAGAAGAAAACACTTTGATGTCTAGGAGATCCTCTATGACTTCCCTGCGATGAGGAGAAGATAGTTGCATGAAAGGAACAAAAGAGGCACTCCCCAAAATAACAATTTGTGTAAAGGATTTATAGTTGAGTTTAAGTACCTGAGTTTCCAGTGTTTTCTGTTGTTCATTTGCAGAACAGTCTTCATTGAGTTTTTTTCCATCTTTGTATATCTCAAATACATTTGGTTTGATACCACGTAGTACTTTGTATTCTGTTTTGTTTATTGCAAACTCTATCTCTACCTTAGTGTCTTTCTCATTGACAGAGTTTACTAGTTGTCCCTTATTGATTTTTCTAAAGGGTTTACCAAATAAAGAAAAGGTCAATGCATCTAGTATGGTACTTTTACCTGCACCATTTTGACCAACTATAAGAGTATCATTATCTCTATCAAGTTGTATTTCTGTAAAATAATTACCAGATGATAAAAAGTTTTTATATTTTATTTTATGAAAATTGATCATCTTTTGGTCGAGGGGGAATCACGATGTCATCTGTTCTTATAATAGTATACTTGGTTCCTGTCCTTTCGCAAGCCCCAATTGCTACTCTATCTCTCACTTCAACCACTTCCATAGGTGGATCACCCTGTGCTTCTAATTGTACTTTATATCTTTCGGCATCATCTTTCTGCTCAAATAAAAATACTACCTTCTCACCATACTCATTAAGTACAGCATAAGCACCATCATCTCTCATTCCCCTTATTGTGATGATGTGCATCATAATACTTCACATGCAGAATGGTAGATTTCTTTCATTAGACCTTTGATTCTATTCTTATTTAAATCAGTTTCTAGGTCATCAACACTAGCAGCAAGCAGTGTCATAGTATCTTCTGTTTGATTATATATTTCACCATCAAAAACTAAATGGTCGGTTCTTTCTACAATTTTTACATCATGTGGATTTGCTTTGAATAAACTATCCATGAATCTATCATACTCTTTCTCATCAGTCTTCTGTCTAACAACAACCTTTACTATTTTATTAGTATACTCACCAAACTTAGTCAGTTGTCTAGGAGTATCATCGTAGTTGATAATTTTATACAGTGCATTAGGATTGTTTATAGTCTTGAGTTTCAACGTTTCGGTATCCCAAATATGAAATCCTCTTTTGTCATTCACATCATTCCAAAACATCTCATAAGGATTTCCTAAGTAATATATTTTTCCGTTATTAGATCTAGTATGATAGTGTCCAGAGAATACTTGTTTGAATTTATTGTAACAATCAAAGTCTGCACCATGCTCCATAGTATGACCATGAGTGGCAACGAAACCATTGAGTTCTAGATGACCCATAGCAACTTTACATTTGCTATTCTTAATCATCTCATAGGTTCTTTTAGAGTTCTCCTGATTTATCCAAGGTATGAATAGAATAGGTTGCCCACCTACTTCTAATTCCGTAGCCTCAGAAAATAAGGTAATATTATTATACTCTCGTAGTAATAAATCGTTGGTATTGATCTCATTCGTATTCTTATAGTAGGCGGTATGGTTTCCCACGATGCTGATAAGATCAATGTTGAGATCTGCCAACCTATCAAAATAAGATGTCTTCGCCCTGTCCAAAGAATAGAGATCAACGCCCTTACGATTGTCAAAAGTGTCGCCAAGGTCGAGTACAGTTGTGATGCCCAACTTTTCAATCTTTGGAAAAAAGACTTCATCATAAAACTTTTGAAAATAATCCAGATACAACTTCGATCCCTTCTTGAATCCGAAGTGTTGATCTGTTATGATTGCAACTTTCATCTGTTGTTGAATCTATACTGTATTGCATCTTTAATTGAATTGTACTCAGATGATTTTCCAGCTTCGTCTGCGACGAAAACTTCGTCATACCCAGATCTTTCTATAATCTTTTGTCTTATTTCTAACTGCTTCTTCTCTTTCTGTATCCTACGTAAGAAAGCATAGTGTATAATCTGAGTGAAATATGCAAAAGGATTCTTTGATTTCTCAGGGTTGAAGTTGTTTATGTACTGTACACAGTTCTCTATACCATCACATATCATATCATCCTTGAACATATAGTTCACGAAGTTTGGTTTATATGAAAGGTGTGTAGCAATCTTTAGAAAGCACTCACCCAGATAGTTTGTGATCCTTGGTTTGGGTTGACCAAGACCTTCAGCATCTACAATAGATTGTTTATATGCAACAATGGCAGCAAGAAACTCCTTGTTATTTACATAGTGTTCTGATCTTTTACGTACCATTATGTCATGACTTGTATGTAATCATTATAGCACAGCTTGACAAGATATACAATTACATGTACACTAACAGTGTCGCTGTTCAGACGAACCTTTATTAATCTTTCTTAGGTTCTTTAGAAGCATCGTCATCGTTAAATAATTTTTCAATAATATTCCTAGACTTTTCTACAGAGTTTATATACCCCATTTCACGATTCAAATCTGGATGAGTTCTCTTGAAACCATTCCTTACTATTTGATGATACGTATCAAGAACCATCTCATCTTTTATTTCTGATAGTGTAATAACTTTATCAAGATTAAGTATAAAACATTCTTCATCAGTCAATTTCATCCAAGGTTCAAATTTATATCCCATAGGGATATTCGCTCCAGGGGAGCGAACCTCCTCACATATCACAGGATTATCAATCATTATTTTTTGACTATCTTCTGAATCTATTACAACTTTTGATAGAATTTCTTCACCACTTACTAACTTTATAGACGCAAGAAATTCATCATATTCAGATTCTGATTTGGATGATGTCATAATTAAATTTTTCCTCGTTGTAGTA